GCTGATCCATTAGTTCTTTCTCGTTGTTATCCATTAGTCCATCTCCTTGTAGTTGTCTCCGTTGGTCTCTGTGAGACCTGTGTAAATAAGCACTTGACCTTCGTTGTCGTGGTAGATATCGGCGGTAGGAAGGTAGTCGTACAACCACTTCCTAAAGTCTTTACCCTTTATTGGGAACTTTGCTTTCTTTGATTTCTTACCCATTACCCTATGCCTTTCCCTGTAGTTGAGTAAGTTTCTTTATTGCTGTCTTGATATCTGGCATAACGATAATCCCGTGACGCTTGACCAAAGCCTTACACTCGTTGATCAAAGCTTCTGTGCTGCTGTCGTTCATACCAGTAACGCCATAGTCAGTAACCCAAATAATAGGTTGCTTGGTCGTATCCCGTAGCGTCAAGGCATATCTAAGGGCAGGGGCATCACAGCCATTACCCCCGGGGAATTCAGGCAAGCGCCTAACCTGCCTATTCTTACGAGCAACAACCCAAGCGTTAGGGTTATCTGCGTCTGCTCTATTGCCAGTTGAGTAGCAAAGCACAGTAGCCCCTGCTGTATTGTCCATAAGTTGCTGAAGGTCACGCTCTCTAAGAGACATAGACCCTGAACAATCCATAACAACTACAGCACCAAGAGACTTGGTCTTGCGACTGTACACCCTGCGCTCTGGGTCAGTAACCCAACGGCTTAGATACCTAGGCACAGAGCCCTCGTCACAAGCAACCTCTCGCCTACCGAGTTTGCCCGTATGGTTTAGAGGCAAGTCAGGCTTAGAGACGTAAAGCGGATACCAGCCCTTGCCTTCGGCAACTTGAGCCTTACCCCTACCGAACTCGCCTTCTTGCTTGTCACCCTTACGAGCAGACTTGGTTGCTTCAGAGAACTCTCTAGAACTCTCTGCCGATTGGTGATCTAGGTACTCAGCCAAGCGCCTGTAGTGCTTCTTGCCTTCTTTCCTACGGTATGTGCTGGTTGAGTTGATGTCCTTCATATAACCCCAACGGTATCCGTGTACGAAGTGAGAGAGTACTGTCTCCTTGATATCACGCATAAAGATCATCTGCTGTGGGTTGGTAATGCCATTGAGTATCTGCTGATAAGCACCAGTACCTATGAAAGAGTAAGCCTTCATAAACATCTCGGGCTTAGGGTTTGGCTCATTGAGCAACGAGACCAAGACACTTACGTTCATAGTGTCCTTAGTCGGATCATCACCAAAGGCTTCGGTGAAAGCCTTACAAGTAATGACGTTGGTCGTAGCCTCTAGCGCCCCATCAGATACACCCCAACGCTTAGCAAGCGCTTTGGCTTTGGGTAATTGGAAGCGAGTAAGCGTTAGGGCAAAGCGCCTAAGCCTACGACTTACATCACCCTCACCAGTAGGGGCAGAGTATGTGTGAGCCTTAGTCGGTGAGCCAAAGGTGACTGATACCCCAGAGATATCCATAGGCGTAGAGCCTGCTTGATATCGGTTATGGGGTAGATCGGGTCTCTGACGCAACGCTTCAGGAACAAGTGTGTGACGGTTACTTGTCATTGTCATCACCAACCAAGAAGTCCCAAGGCTCAACGCTAGGGGTTTTGTTAGTTGCTTCGCGGATAGCATCAGCCAATGAGCCAATGGCACTACCTTCATCAGTAATAACTTCGTCAGGGCTATCGCTAAAGCGCAACGCACTAACCATACTGTCCTTGTCAGCAACAACGATAAGACGTACTCGCCTACGATCCTTGTGCTGTGAAGGTGCTATGTCATCAGGCTCATCACCCTTTGCTATTGGTGCTGCCCAACCAGTAGTTGCTACTGCGATATGACCGTACACCGTAAGCAAATCGGCTACTGAAGTAGTGTCCAGTAGTTCGTAGATGTCGCTATCCCGTTGGAACAACACGATAAGACCATCATCATCAACGCCGTAAAGGCAAGCCTGTTCCATATGAAAGCCCAACTTGCGCTTGTCGTGAAGGTTCAGTTCTATGCTCTTAGCAAACTCAATAGTGGTAGCCATTACGCACCTACTTTCGCAAGAGCAAGAGTATCCACAAGTGTTTCTTGGATACGTGGCAAGCACACTTGAGCAGAGTGCTGAAGGTTGTTGGTCTTGGTGTAAAGTTCAGCGAACTCTACGAAGTTACGCAACGAGTAACGATCCCTGTCTGTACGACTACCGAACGAGAACGCAATGTCTCGTAGGTATTCAGGCAAAGAAGCAATACCGTCAGCGTGTGGCTGAGTGATCTCTAGCTGAACTACCAAGCGGTCTTGGATAGCACGACTAAGATCCTCTGGCTCACCGTTCATAGTCGCAACGACCGAGAAGTCCTGATGGGGCTTGATGATCTCACCAGTCTCTGGGTTTTGCCAAGAGGAACTATGGCTTGTATCTATCATTGCCATAAGAACGCTAGTCACAGCGCTGTTAGCGTGATTGATCTCGTCAATGACCAAGCGACCACCAGATCTCCAAGCCTGTACTGCTACACCTTCTTGGAACTTGTGTGTCAATTGACCGTTGTCGTTGAGTGTTGGCTTCCACATACCTAAGATGTGGCTCTCTGTCATCTCATCATTACAGATAAGACGGTAAGAAGGCTTGCCGTTTAGGTGGTAATTCATTGCGTAAAATGTCTTACCAGTTCCTGGCGCACCATAGAACAGAACTCGTCCAAGCCCATTGGCTAAGGCGAAGTCTGCTTGTTCCCATTGACCCAATGGATCAAGTGGGGTAAAGGCATTAGTAATTTCTTCCATTTGATTTATTCTCCCTTGTTGTATTGGTTGTTTGGTAAATGGTCACAAGGGTTTTATGCTTGTAACCCGTGAATACCTAGAGCCAGAGGGTGCGGATTGGGATACCAGCCCTAGGTACTCACGGGATATAAGCAATAAAAGACATACTCGCTAACTTGTATGGGTATGTCAGCCATATAGTCCGTAAGTGTTAGCGGACTTTCATCTACTGGGATAGAAAGGGGTAAGACCCAGTAGAGAACTAGAACTAACGGTAATTTCGGTTGATGGTGATGTTCTCAAAGATATCAAGAACATCTTTGATTTCACCAGCCTTGATGTCATCTTGTGCTTTATTGACACAAGTAAGCAAGATATCTAGTGCGTCTTTCTGTGTAAGACCACCGCAATAGAACTCAAGCGTGACTTTGTAAGACCGAAGCCTTTGCATATAACTCTCCTTTGCTAAGTGCGAAGCGGACTGCCTCGCCAAATCCACGATAGCACCGATCTCGCGATCTCGCAACTCGCCGCCGATCTGCCACCCCACCCCACCCCGACGACGGGGGAGGGCGGTTTCTTACATAACTACTTCAGTAGTGGTAGCGGTAGCGGTAGGTCTACCAGATTTCATTCATCTCTTTGGCTCTGTACTGTGCGTAATCTTTACTGCGTTCGACAGCATCTTCCGGTAATAAATCAGCAACACCAATAGCTATGTCAGTTATCAATGGCCTGATGTGTGGTGCTGCCAACAACGCAAGAGTAAGTATTTCTGTAAGTAGATTTTCTACTTGATCTTTGTCAGTCTCTGTTAGAGCGACCATGTTTTTTCTCCTTCTCATTGCTTACCATCTCTATAGCTACGGATGAATGTTTGTTCTTGTTGAAGCATATCGGGGAACCCTTGGGTTGAATGTACGTGGTGAGTGTCATCTCACAGATAGGACATTGCCATTGTTTCTTCATCGTTTTCGATCTCCTGTTTGATGCATGAACATTGTATTGCTGCAGAGTAAATGTGCCCCATGAACTCGGTCTGATAAGAGTGCCTCTCGATTATCCAGGTCTCCTCGTCTGCTCTCCAGTCGCGCTTCATACGCATGCCGGTATCCCACCCGCTGCCCTCGCACTTGTAACAATACCTTGAGTATTCTTTGACCGGAGTAAGCCCACGAATAACCTCCTTCACCCTGTTGAGGGTTGGGAAGTACTTGTCTTTCTCTAGTATCTGCAACGCTTTTGCACAGTCTTCATAGCTTGCCTCCAATAAAATCTTATCCGAGTGCCATGCATTCTTAACCGTGTTGCGTGCAACGTTGTCCTTTGGGAACAGGCCACACAACCTATCAATAAACTTATCTATTCTTTCTGGATTCATTTGCCTTCTCCCTTAGTTGTCTTAGTATCTCTGCGTCAATTGCTTCGAGCGTATCGTGTAGGTCCTGCTCTTCAATCCTGCCCACATACACACGTCGTAGAAACTTCGATGCATTAAGCAACGAGCGCGTTTCAATCATCGCTTGTCCCTTCTTAGTTGTGCCTTGTATGTCTTGCGCTGGCGTGAGCTCATGCCACCCCACACACCGTACTGAAAAGAATTGTCTAGTGCAAATTGCAGGCAGTCATCCTTGACTTTGCATGTAGCACACACAGCTTTTGCTTTGTTGACAAGACCATCAGCATCACCCTTCTCAGGGAAGAACATCTCTGTCATGCCTTTGCATGCAGCGTCGTCCGTCCACTCAAAGGTTTTGTTTACCAGCTTCCATTCGTCGAGTATCTCGACCATAAGTTCCCTTCGTTTCTGACTTGCCATTCGTCCTCAGTTCGTGAACCAGGGACTCCATCCTGCTACTTCGAATAAGAGTCGCCCAGCTTTTAAGTTTGTTAGCGGGTCAAGAAGCTTATCCTGATCACACACCTTCATGCGCTTGCAGACAAGGCCGTGGTACTGGGCGTGGTCCTGTTTCCAGTGGACGCCGTTGATCTGCATTAGCCCTGTGTCTGACCTATGGTTCCACTCAGACACACCAGTTACCCTGCAGTTCTTATCCACCTTGTCACCACCCCTAACATTTGGGCACCCTCCAGACTCCCGCAGGATGATGTACCTCAACTTCTTGAGTTGACTCTCTTTCCACCCAGCTTGCAAGGCTAGACCCCTCAACCATGAGGTATCCCCATGTCGGAATTGGATCGGGGTCGTCAACGATCTCACATCCGCACGCATCCCGACAGGTGCAGGTGAGTTCAGGGGCTCCGGCGCTCCAACTGCTTTCGCTTGAGTCACCATGGCTCCAGCCAGTAGTAGTGGTGCAATACAGCACCGCATAAGTTTCCTCATTGTTCCCTCCCATTATAGTTTCCTTCTCTATCCCTTATGGAATAAGGCTTACAATTTCTGTGAATTCTGTGAGTGTTATCAGCACCACGCCTTCGGTTGTACCGTCCGGCATAGCCACCATTACAAACGGACGAATATCGCCCAACGATTTAGACGCGTCACTTTGGGCTTTAGCGTCCCTGAACCTCGTCCAAATCGGACCGACTTGAGCCCCCGCCTTGATCTCGCAACGAAAAGCACCACCCCAGTTCTCTTCGTGACGGGTAAGGTGACCGCCCAACCCAAGTTTCTTACGCGCTCTACGCGCCTTCGAATCACCCTTAGTCCTGTTCCTTTTACCCCTAGCTGCAGGGTCACCACAGTTTCTAATCCGACGCGCACCGTCACGACCTGGTCGTCCGAGCGTCCCGAATAAGGGGCATCCCACAACGTTGCACTTGTCTTTGTTGCCTTCACAATATCCTTTCCTTTCATCTGTCATAGATATTCCTCCATGTGGAGGGGCTGTGATTGTCTTCGATTTCTAGCTTGTGTTCATTGCTTTCGTATAACCGAATGATGTGCATGCAATGATCGTCTTCTTCTGACTCCTCGGCGGAGCATGGAATACCATCATGTGTGTAGCAAACGGGAGGGCCAGCCCAGCCATTGTCCAGGCCGACCCTCATCCATTCTTCGAACTTCACTTGAACTTGGTGATCAGCGTTGATGCTTCGCCCTTTGTCAAGGTATCGAAGCTGTCCAGCTCACGACCAATGGTTGCACTACAGAGTTCGAGAACCTCTTGACCCTTGATGCCCTGGCTTGACAGGACCGCACGGATCATGTTGACCTGCTTGTCCGAGGCTGGGTCACTTGGATTCTTGATCATTGGTGTTGATGTTGGGGCACTTACTTTCTCTGCCCCAAACGTATCCATCAACCCATTAATGACCTCATCTGTTGAGCGATTGTCGACAGGCTTGGATGGTGCAGGCGTGGATCCCATGCGCTGTACCTTCTCCATCTCCTCACGACTAGGGCGTGAACCCTTTGCTGCATAGCCACAGTTAGCCAGTCCGCGTCCAATTGCGCTGGTCTCTGCGTTTTCCGCATGACTTGTCCGGTTGACCGGAGATGCACCACGAAGTTCTTCTGCGTATCCGGTTGCTACTGGGCGATCGTCTTCACGGTTAAAGTAGATCTCAGCGCGCACAAGAATACGGTTGTCGTCGTAGTAATGGATCGACGTAAGGATTCTTCCATCCTTGTGTTCGTTCCAGAACTTGACGAGTCGATCTTCGACGGTCTCGTAGTTATCTAGGTTGAATGATGCCATGGTTATTTCCTTCCTTTGGTTTTCATTACACGAAACTTCGTGTCCTTCTTGTACAACTTTGCCAGCTCGGGACGTTCTTTGTCAAATCGAGTTGAGTCAAACGAGGTACGCTTCTGTTCCTTCCAAGTGATCACGACCTCCCCGTCGATCACACCTTCTTCTGCTTCTTGCAGTAGCTTCCCAAGGTCCGCCTTGAGAATGCTTTCTCTTTCTTCCAACGCCTTGATTGCCTGCTTTACTTTCTCAAGGTCAGCGATCATGAGTGATGCCTCACCTGGAAGTTCTACCTGCAATGGTAGCGACTTGGAATACAGCTCGCTCATGTTTTCATACGACATGATTGCAGTATCGGGTACGTCTCCTAGGTCAATCGCCTCAAGAAACTTTGCAACTGCCTCGATATGTACTTGGCGCTCGTCAGACGAAACGGTTTGCTTATAGCGGTGGATGACCATGTCGCTATCGAACACACGCCATTGGATCTCTCGCATGCCTGAACAGATTGACTGCTGGACTCCTTGCCAGTACCAATGTGGAGGGAGCTTTCCGTCCCATTTCTTGTTGATCGTTTTGATTTCATATGGGGTTCCTGTTCCGTCTTGTGCATCTAAGGTAGCGATCATTCGCGCACGACCATCGTCAAAGCAATACAGCTCTTCGGGGGTGAAGAGTTCAATGCGCTCTTCGTCTGCTACCCATTCAATGATCATTGGTTCCATGCGGTTACCACGCTCCATTGCTTGGGTCGGTGGCTTTGGCATTGGTGGGTCGCTTGCCAGTAGTTCTGTGGCTAGGTCTCCTGGTGTCATGTACTTATGTTCACCATGTACTGCTGCTGCGGTTGATGCAGAAATCAGTTTCTTTCCATCTTTGTTTTGCCAGCGGGCAAGCAACCATTCTTGGCTACCGTGCTGTGGCTTTGGTATTTGAAATAAGTTTTCCATGTTCCCTCCTTGTGGGTGGGATCACGCTACTAGGGCTGTCGAGTTATGACAACCCCGGAATCAAAGTCAACTTGCACACACTTAAAATCCACCACCATCTTTACTGGGATGTGAAGCACATGGTCAACGTCACCATCTGGTGTGATTGATTGGAACACGGTGATGTGGTCTGGCTTTCCGCCCGACGCTTCAGCCAGAAGAAATCCAGATGTCTTCACAATGCACGGCTCCGGATCTATCTCGGATGGCTGTGTCCATGTAGTGGTCCCCGAGTGGGCGTCCTTCCATGTCACGTATATATAGGTGAGCGGTTCATTCATCTTCGGAATCATCCAGTTTCTCCCCGCAAACGGGGGACCGCGGGATCACCCCATCATATACGCACGCGCACACGCGCGTGATTAAAGCCAACACGTGTATTCCCCAGTCACCCTGCCCTTGGCTGGATCAACGAAATGCAGGCGCTGAGATGGTTTACCTACTGCACCTACATACGCACGCGCATACTCATTGTGTGACTCTGGTGATCCAGACACGAAGATACGCCCGGCGTTAGCCATGGTCAATGTTGTGGGGGTGTGGAAGTGCCCAACATAACAGTCGGCAAATGGCTCGACCACTCCCGTAGACCAAGAGCTGACCTTGCGGAGAATACTTCCATATGATCCGATCTCGTCACCGTGCACAAGCAATGCTCTGTAGTTCCCGATAGTTACTATCTGGTACCAATCCAATGACTGCTGCCACGTAACATTCTTTAGGTCTTTTGTTCTGTCGCTGGTTATCTTGTATGCAACACGGTCAATGTTGTCCCCGTCAGGCATGTCTCCCTTGCGTCCTAGTCGCCCGTGGTTTCCGTACTCACACACGATAGATAACTTTTCGAAATACGAAGAGAGGGTTCGAACCATCTGCTCCATGATCCTCGACACCTCGAACAACTGCTCGAACAGGTGGGCCTCAATCTCGTACGCTTGGCCCGGGAAGATGGAAACACCTTCGACCATGTCACCACCGAACATCAGTACACATTCTTTTACTGGGTGATGTGCGCGCTGTATCTCTGTTAGTTCAATGAT